CCTGTCCCCGCCGCGCCGTAAACCAGCATCTTGATGCCAGCGCTTGAAACACTGTTGGTCGATTGTAAATTGATTGCCATCATGGCCTCCGATTAGTGGTTTGAGATTGAGTAGCTGACCTTGATGCCAACTGGCTCTTCAGGGAAAAGTGCTAAGAGGCCATCGGTGATCGTCTTCAGATGGTGTGGCTCTGAATACGCAGCGCATCGTATCGTCAGACAGCCTATTTCCGATAGCTTATGCTCCCCGCCGTCCCAATCGCCTGGGTGACGCTCTGCATCAATAATTCTAATCTTTATTCTTTCCATTTTAGTTCTCCTTTTCATCGCGGTCGGAGTATCCGGTTGCGATTTCCTATTTACATAATACCAGATTGGAGGTATGTGTAAACAGTTAATTCAACGAAAGGACAAAACAATGACTACCGAACAAGCAATCGCATTCTTTGGCGACCGGAAGAAGATGGCCGAGGCGCTCGACATCGGGTTGCACGGCACATATCGCTGGGACGAACACCCGCCGATGCTGCGCCAGTTTCAAATGGAGCGACTAAGCGATGGCGCGTTGTTGGTTGAAAGCGGATTATAATTGAGGAGGATGAGTGATGCGTAAGGGACAAAGGCATCGTGACGTAGGTGGACCACTCGCAGCGCGCGTGGGGGATGTTGGACCACTGCTATCGACAACTTTGCAAGTGCCTTTAACCAGCCACAACAGCCGCCGAATACAGTCCTTGGCGAAAACGCTACGCTCACTATCAATGCTGGCGACGACGGGCAAAATGCGCGTAACTGTTAAAATAGGTTCGTGTAGATACCCGGTCCCCGTGGATGTTTTTGTTCCAATCGTCCAGGCGCTGCACAAAGAGTTTACGTCAGTCCCGGACCATAGAGACCCTGACAAGAAGGTTGGCGGGTGGTGGCAATCACGGGAGATAAAGGGGATTATTAAGTACATGGGCAACGTGCTTGCCAGAAACCGTAGCTTCAACAACCCGCACTTTGATTTAGTTTTATCACGGGGGGCACTGAACGTGCTGAAGGCAGATTACGCTCACAAGATGGAGCGCAAAAGTGATGAAGGGGGAAATAAACGTGAGAAACCGGCATTTATCTGACTGCGCTATCTCCGTACAAAGGTTTTATTCCCTTTGGAACGCCCCGGAAGAGCCGTGTGATTCTGGCGGAAAGGGCAATCTGACGTATCACAAGCCGGACGCAATTCTCACCACGATACCTCACGACGCGCCCGCAGATTGTACTTGCGGAGCCACCCGCGAAACTAAACAGGGAGACTACCATGAGCGAATTTGAAAAGCAGGGCGATGTAAAGGACACCCTGGCAGAGCGAGAAAAGATGCACGGCGATTATCTGAAAGTGGCCACCGTGGCGCAATCTATAAAGGATGCGCTAGATTGGCAGCAGGGAAAACTCAGCCCAGCCCAGCGTGAAAGCCTCGACCTGATAGCCACAAAGATGGCGCGCATTGTCTGCGGCGACCCCAATATCATCGATCATTGGCTTGATATTGAGGGCTACGCTAGACTGGTCCGAAATATATTGGAGGAACAAAAGTGACAAAAGTAACCGAAATCTTCGGCGGTCCGTTTATTCCATCCAGCAAACAGGTCGATCCGCCTGAGTTGCAACTGGCCGACGCCATGCGATCTGCCGGCATCGACCCGCCTCCAAAATTAGAAATTGACGGCCAGTTGCACAGATTTTCAACCAAAGGTCGCAAGCGCGATGATTCCGGCTGGTATATAGCATTCTCAGATGAGCCGGTGGCCGGTCGATTCGGCTGCTGGCGCGATCAGATCGATTGCGTGTTCAGGGCCGATATTGGTCGCGATCTGTCACCCGCTGAGAATATGGCAATTGTGCGGCGCCAATCGGAGGCCAAGGCCGAGCGCGAGAGGGAGCGGGCCAAGAAGGCAGAGGTCGCAGCCAGCACAGTCGAGACAATTTGGCGCGATGCCATAGCTGCCAGCCCCGACCACCCTTATCTGAAAAAGAAGGGCATCGAGCCGCACGGCGCCCGATTGACCGGCGATGGTCGGCTGATTGTGCCTCTTTTCGCAGAAGATGGCACACTGTCGTCTCTCCAGTATATCTCCGAGAAGGAGAAGAAATATCACCCAGGCGGCACGACTAAATCATGCAGTTGGACGCTGGGCGAGGTAACGCCCGGCCCGATATTCGTGGCCGAGGGCTATGCAACAGCCGCGACCATCCATGAGGTATCCGGGCGGCCCTGCGTAATTGCCTATAGTGCGAACAATTTGCCCCTAATCGTCGGCCAATTGCGCGAAGTGCACGGCCAGACTCAGGAAATCGTGATTGTGGCAGATAATGATAAGTCCCGCGTCGGTCGCAACAAGGCCGACGAGGCCAGCGCTAAATACGGTGGCCGTATCGTCATGCCGCCTACCGATGGAGACGCAAACGATTATCAAAAGGCCGGTGAAGATCTGGCCGGGTTGCTGTTCCCGCCTGTTGATGACTGGCTCGTCCCGGCAGATAGTTTCTCGGAACAGCCCGCCCCTATCCGCTGGCAGGTCAAACACTGGCTGCAATCGCAAGCCTTGATAATGGTTCACGGCCCCAGCGGGTGCGGCAAAACCTTCCTTGTTCTTGATATGGTCCTGTCGGTTGCGTCCAAAGGAACAATACCAGATTGGTTCGGAAATAAGGTCCGGCACGGAACAGTCGTATATCTGGCCGGTGAGGGCCATCACGGCCTTCGGGGTAGGGTGGCGGCCTGGAAGCAGCACAAGGGCGTCAGCGGGCTGGATATGTGGCTCTCGCGGCATGGTTTGGACTTAAACACCCCGCAGGGATACCAAAAGACGGTGGATGCCGTCAGGGCGCTGCCCAATCCACCCGAAATCATCGTAGTTGATACCTTGCACAGGTTTCTGGACGGCGATGAAAACAGCGCGTCAGACGCTAAATCCATGCTCGATGCCTGCGGTGCGATGATACATGAGTTCGATTGCAGCGTAATACTGGTTCACCACACTGGCGTTTCGGTGGAAGCACAGCATCGTGCACGGGGATCGTCAGCGTGGCGGGGGGCATTGGATATAGAAATTAGCGTGATCCCCGGCGACACAATTGAGATAAATCAGCGCAAATCTAAGGATGCGGAGGAGGCGGAATCGGTTTTTGTCGAATTGCAGTTGGTGCCAATCAAGGGCTGGCTGGATGAAGACGGCGATCAAGTCAGTTCAGCGGTTCTGGCGGAGGGAAACGAGCCAGTTAAAGCCAAGAAGGATAGCCCTATCCAAAATCAAATGAAGGTGTTTGAGAATGGCTGGTGGGATAGCGGTGCGGAAGATATTGACGGCGATCCATATTTGACGAAGGCGGCTTTTGGAACGTATTTCGAAAAACAGGGTTACGAACTCGGAACTGTCAAAAACTACCTGAAGCCATCTTTCAAAACTGGGCCAATCGCGGTTCTGATTCAAGGTGGAATCATAAGCGCTCACCAAAGCGGATGGATTGTTTTGGATAAGGTTTGGTCATCAGCAATGATGATGAGCAGGGGTCAAAGATGATTGTTGGTAACAAAGGTAACAATGCGGTAATAATTACTTTTGTTACCGTTGGGCAAGGCAGTCAGAAATGGTAATAATAGCCCAACCCCTACCCCTATATAGTAGGGGTGGGCTTATTGTTACCGTCTGGCTGCGGGATGTTTTTTACAGGCTTTGGTAGCTTTTATTTTTTAAAAGCGGTAAAACGAAATCAGCCAGTGTATCTAGCACCGGCCAATCTCTAACCAAGTGAAGGAAAGGCTTCATCATGGCTGAAAATAAAGTATCAAAGCGCAAGTGGGTTGGCAACGTACCGGACGGTGACGGCTGGAATATTGCTGGTATCACCGAAGAACGGTATGGCGTCAAATGGGTCGTCAGCATTAAAGACGCGGCATACCAAAATTGCTCATGGCGGAATATCAAGGTCAGTGCCAATGGCATGGTTGAGATCAAGGCGAACTATCGAACGGCATGGGACGGAGAACGATTTGCATCTAGTAGAGATTTGTTTATTTTGCGTGAAAACAGACCTGGGCTTGAGTCAGCGGTTACAGATGTTTTAAACATATACTAAGGGTTTTTGAACTAATCAGGATATTTCAGAAATGGGAAAAGTATTGGACAGAAAGGCGGACAAGATTGAGGAAACTCATGGCCGGAAATTAACAAACAGGCAAAGAGAGTTTGCCAAGCACTATGTCGATGGAATGCGCTCAAATGCAGCTTGCGCCAGGTTGGCCGGTTATGCCGAAGGCGCGTCTAGAATCCAAGCGCATAAGCTTCTGGATCCGACCTTGTTCCCTCACGTCGCTGAACTGATAGCAGAGCTTAGAGAAGACCGTGAACGTCGATACGGTGTGACTCTGACGGGACAGATAAAAAGATTTCGTGAGTTATCGGGAGGCGCCGAAGACAGTGAACAATATTCTGCGGCCATTGTTGCGGAGAAAGCTATCTCGTCCTTGGGAGGATTGACGGTAGATCGGCGGGAAACAAGCCACTTTCATGCGATTGAACAGATGGATGGCAAAGAAATTGAGGAGCGTCTTATTGTATTAAGGAAACAAAACCCCGGCGCTTTCATTG